CAGGCCCCTTTTCAAAAGGCCCAGCGATAGCTCCAACTTGATCGTTGATTCCATCTATTCTTCCTACTGTTAGGTCTACCTCTCTTACCTTAACGCCTGGAGATACTAGATTTAGCGCCATGTTGTTGTTCCTCGAACTCTCAGTTGTTTTCTCTGTTATTATTTAGAATTTACTACTTTTTCACTGGGGAAACGATACATGAACCCCCTACCAATCAGGATATACGTCTAATTTATCTCTCTTCCTTTTACTTTTCACTCTATTAATAGTACAAGCTTTACACTCATATGAATATGACGATGGTTTCTCGCCTCTGCTCTTTCTAGTAAGATAAAATCCCTCTGTCAGTGAATAGGTTTTACCACATACTCTACATTTTCTCTCGTGTAAAAACAGAACTGGTTCATCTAAGTCCATCACAGGTAATCCCACATATAAGATCTATCACCATACTCATCTACATGCCATCTATCTCCATCATTGTCTACAAAAGATGTTTCTTCAGATACACCATCTTGTATGAATCCGAATGGAGCCATGTCTGCTTCTATCTGATCTCTTTGATCGTCATAGACTCTCTTTCTTATATCATCATCTGTCATCTCTTTGAAATAATCTTGCATGACTAACCATGAGAATATTACTAAACACATGGCAAGATCATCATTACATCCCTCCTCAGCCTCAAATGAGTTGTTCTTTTCGATAAAGGTTGTGAGTTCTGCAATGATATTATAATCTTTGATTATCAATTTATCTGTTTCTATAAGAGTCTTGAGGTTCAAAGCACCTATTTTCTTCACAGTCTTAGACATCTTCACTCCTAGTTGCACCTTACTACCAGAAAATCCTTGCCCTAATACTTGTCCAGCTCTACCTCTTACAGCAGTCATCAAAACGTTCTCATATTCCATATCGTAAAATAGTATAGACGCTATCTGATCTCCTATATCATTTACTTCACATAAGATATACGCATTGTTATATGCCTTAGCAAAATCCAAAATGACATTTGGAAACAACATTGGTTTTATTGTATTGTTCCTATACTTAGCTACAATCTTATATGGAAACTCTGTGGTATCAAAGACAATGAAGGCAGAGTAGTCTTTCTCTACACCTCTTGCAACGTCAACAGTAATCGAGTAATTATGTTTGTCTATTGGGTTTTCATATATCTCTCCGCCCCTCTTTCCACGATTGATTGGTTCATCATAAACCATAGTCTTTAATTTAGACGGTGCAATCAGCGTATCAACAGATCCTAAGAACTCACACTCAAACTCAACACGGAATTGTGCCTCTGATGTGTTCTTGATCGTCTGTTCTTTCCATGCTTCATCTCTGCCTGGCACTTCTGACCAGTGAACGTCTGTGGTTATATACTCGTTCCTATTCAGTTCTGCGTCATGCCATAGTCGGTAAAAATGATTCATACCACGAGGGGTAGAAACAATAATTACCTTAGTAGACTTACCAGAACTAATAGTAGGATATACACTACTAAAGAAATCATCTGCAATGTGGTTGGGAATGAAAGCAAATTCGTCCAAGAATATGATGTTGAATGACATACCTCGAACAGCAGATGCAGAGGTTGATGCAGCAATGATCTTGGATTTGTTTTCCAATTCCATAGATCCCTTGTTCCATGCAATAATACCCTGTTGCATCCACTTTGGTAGATTTTCGTATGCTATCTGTAATCTACCTAACAGATCTCTTGCAGTCTGAGCCTTGTTTGCAAGAATACCTACTGTGACACTATCATTGAAGATAGCGTAGTGTAAAAGATAAGATACCACAGTCGTTGACTTACCTGACTGTCGAGGCATCTTACAAATGTTAAATCTATTATTATGAAAATTATTAACTAACTGTTCTTGAAAGTCATACATCTTGAAAGGCACTAGACCTTCATCCAAGTTAATGATCTTCACATACTTCTGTGCAAAATATACAGGATCTCCAGCACACTTTAGAAACTCAGCAACTTGTTTCTTTGTAAAGTTCTGAGCAACGTTCGCTTTTTTTAAATTAGGGTTTCCAAGGTATTGTTCATGCTGTATCATGATCTATCAGGGGTCAATTACTAATAAAGGTTTCGTTGGATCTTTTTCTGAGGGTGCATAGTATAATACTTTACCACTAGGATACACTTTGTCCAATTCACTTTGAACATCTCTCTTCAAAGGTCTTGCTCTCTGTGGGAAAAACATTTGAATCATTTTAGTTTGGCCTCTGAATTGGAAAGTGATAGTGTATGTTGCACCATACTTATTCAGTCTTCTCCAATTTTCTTCTCTTAGTGTTCTGAATCTTTTCATTTATCATTCTCCTTGTTCATTTTCTTTAGCATCTTCTGTAGTTCAGACGTACTTCCTACAAACAGAGAGTTGTTAGTAACATTAGTAGTGTTCTGCTTAATATTTACCTCATCAATATCTTTCATTTTTTTCTGTAAATCTACCAATTTATCTGCTGTGTCGGCAACATGTTTGATAAGTTGTCCAGCAACTTCGTATGCTCTTGCAGAATCAGACTGTTGTGCAACGTCTAATGCACCATCTACAGCCTCTTGACCTTTCTCAACTAGAGAATATAACTGAGCTCTACTATACTCATAATCCTTAGTCAGATCTTCTTTTCCTGATTTTATTTTCTTGACAGGTTTAGATACAGGTTCTTTCTTCATTATCTCAGCACCTCTATCGGTAACTTCTAGAGCCTCTTCTATCGCATCAAAATTTTCGTCTTCAATCATAATTCAGAGTCCCTTCCTTGACTACTACTGTAAATAGATCCATCAGCAAAATCAATTCTGGTTTCACCAAATCCAAAGTCGTCACCTTCAACAACAAATGAATCATCTTGTACATTGATTACATTTACTGGAACATTAATATCATGTGGTTGGATTACGCTAGTAAACATACCTCTTTTAACTTTGATTCTGTTACCAGTTATAGATCTAATTAACATCTTCTCTTCATCTATCTGTATGTAATCTCCCTTTCTGAATGCTATCGCACTGTTAAGATCAAACTCTGTTCTCACAGTATCTATAGTTTCATTAGTTGCTGCGGTATTATCGCTATTATAGTCTTTAATCGCAGCTGGTGTTGCAGTATATCTTTGTTGTCTAGCTGCAATTTTGAGGTTAGCAGTCTCTGAATAGTAATCTGTCTGTACTTTCTTGATTAATCCATCACTACTATTATTAATTGGGCCAAATAGATATGTCTTACAGGTAAAGTTCAATGTATATGTCAACGATCTTCTCTGTAAGAAGTCATCCTCATATGAATCTTCCATTTGAATTCCTTCTAAAGTAATTGGCATATCTCTCTTCTCTCCAATTATATCCACCAAATCAATAGTAAGATTAAAAGCTGGTTGAAAATATGGTAGTATCTGTTCTAATATTTGTATAGCGTCTTCGTTCAACTTAGATAAAATACCAAGTTGCATATTAATATTGTACGGCACAGGCATGAAAGCCTTTACCATTTTATTTGTATTCTTATTGACTGCCTTGAAAGTTTGCATTGTAGAAACCTTTCTAGATGAGTCATAGTTCATGCCCATGACTTCAAAAGACATTCTAGGTAAAGTTAGTGTAGTTCCTACGCCGTCTTGGTATTCTCTACCTTGTTCTACTCTTGCTAAAAATTTCTGTATGGGGCCGTAAGATATAGGAACTTTGATAACACTTATCGTCTTACCGTTCCTGTCTTGTTTTTGGATCTCAATGTTATTAAACAATGTTCCGAAAGCCACAATCGTCTTACGGATGATCTCATGATAGAAATGATTTGTTAGCATAATATTACCACCTTATAATAGTATTTAGAACTCACCGAATGGATTTCTTTCAGAGAAGTCTAGAAGGGTGCTGGCCTCTGTTTCAAAAGTATCATTCTGAGCAAACTCTCTGTCTCCATCTATGTCGGATGTTATTGATATAACTCTGTAGCTTGCAGCTGCACCAACAATTACTTCACCAATTCCAAAGTCTCCTGATGGAATTGAAACTTGGAGAATCTGATCTCTTGTATTCCAACTAGCAACGTAGGCACTAGTTCCTGTAGAAACACCTTTAACGATCTCATCTCTTTGATACTCACCAAAGGAACTTGAAGTGACTGAACCGATAGCCACGGTAGCTGCGGTATTAGTATAACCAGCACCAGCATTACTGTATCTAATTTGAGTCACAGTACCAGATGTACTTACAACTGCCTCTGCCTGTGCGTTCATAAGTAGAGGTTCAGTCTCATTAGACTGCTGTATGTATACAGATGTAATACCAACTGTGGGTGTGAAGTTGTAACCATTTCCACCAGTTGTAATTCCTATAGGCCCTAATACTGCCTCCGAAATTACAGCAGTAGCAATCGCAGTTGATACTGGAGAACCACCAGTGAATACCACTTGTGGAGGTGTTGTATATCCTGTGCCTGGATTAATTAGTAATATTCTATCAACGGATTGATTAGAAACACCAGATCTACTTGTCATGATTGCAACAGCAGTTGCCTGAGTTCCTAGAGTGGGTTGTTCGATAGTCATAATAGGAACTGAAGTATAACCCCATCCTTCATATTCTATAGTCAATGCAGATACTTCTCTTGATGCATTGGTTGTACAAGTAACTATTGGATGTTCATTATCTAATTTACGAATAAACTGTGCAGTGGTTGATGTCACGACATCAGTTTCTTGTGAGGTTTCTGAACTTGGAACTTGTGTTGCACTATTATTACTTGTAGCATTATCACCAGTTAAGTTGATAGTTAGATGATCTAAGAATCCCTCAAATGATGCAGTCTGAGAAGGAATGAATCCCTGTCCTGAAGCATCAGCACCTAATTTCAGGAGATCGCCAGCAAAGAACATAATTGGGTTTGCAGTATTAAGACTGTTACTTACAGTTCCATTCACAGATATAGTTGCATCAGTGTTATACTGTTCTACTCTGATAAAGTTCCAAGCATTTAGATTGAGTTGTGTGGTATTTTCTATAGATCCAGAACCAGAGGCAAATACAATATTACCTGTCTCTCTGTAATATATCTTGAATCTATCAGTCCACATGACTGTTCCACCATTGGCTGCTGGATCAAATTTAGTTGGATATAACCAGAAACTTAGTGATAGTCTACCATTACCACTGTCTCTAGAATCTACATTGTTGGTAAATGCAAAGTTAGCACCAATAACATCTGTGATAGCAGTGTGATGTAGAGAGTTGTTTCCAAACTTAATCTGAGATGATGTTACTTTATTTGGTGGTGTAAAACTTACAGAAGGCACATTTAGGTAATTAGATCCACCAGAAGTCAAAGATGCAGTGTCTATACCACCCTCAGCGATTGTTACTGTACCAGCTGCCTGATTTCCTTGTGTTGGTTTATGTATCGTTACTGTTGGTGTTCCTTTATAGTTACCACCATCAAACATTGGAACACGTTGTACAGATTTAACTCCAGCAAATGTAGTTGCAAGAGACACATATGCTATTGCATTTTCGTTTGTCTCCTTCTCCATTTGTAAAGTAATTACCTGTCCTTCAGTGAGGAAACCTTCCTCAACATCTTCGCCATTCTTGTCTGTCAATCCATCAGGAAGATCAATGACCTCATCCTCAGGCTCGAAGATTTCACATCTAAACTCATACATGAATAGATCATTTACTTGGTAGAAAGGTACTTTTCTTTCAATATATTTGATTTCAAATAGACCATTATCTAATGGTAGATAAATTAGATCTCCTTCATGTGGAGACTGAGCATTGATTCTTTCACCTTCTGGAAATAAATTTATAAATGGTGTAATGAAATCATCATACCTCTCCTTCGATACAACCAGCGTTACTTCATCTTTCTCTTGGACACCAAACTTTGTAAGCACATCAGATGGTGTACCAAATCCATCTGTAGTTACAAGATATGCTTCTATTCTAAAACTATCATCGAACTTGGATGATTGTATTTCTCGTATTACAGTATCTTGATTTACTATCTTTCTAGGTAGATACAAGATATCCTGACCGAACAGCTGTAAGTGTTCGTTCACCAAGTCTTGAACTAGTCTTTGTTCACTTGGAGATCCATTTAAAAAGAAGGGTGATAAAGGCATTATCCAACAAAGTCTAGAGGTGGCATTGCATATTCTTGCATTAACTTCTCATCTAATCTTTCTAACTCTCCCACTGCATCATCATATAACTGTCTGCCATTAAGTTCTAGTCCGCCAGGCAATTTGACACCAGTAAACTTGATGAGATTCTGTCCCCATTGTTTTTTTATCAAAGCTGTGGTATACTGTTTAAGCCAGACATCATTGTATACATTTGTTTCACTTTGAGGATCTACAATCCTAAAGCAGTCTATAATTATAAACTGATCATCTTGAAGTTCATTTACATTGATATCCATATATAATCTACTATTTTTCTTATTAAATCTTATTTGAACGTCAGGATTTAGCATATAATCGAGAGTTTCTAGATATGATTTTGTCATACCATAGTTTAATAAATCGATTGCCCCGTAGTAGTATAAATCATTAAGGAAGATCTGATACTTAAGATTGAACATACCAGCAGATATTGTTGATGAGTCCATCTTGAATACTTTCTGAACTCCTATAATGGTATCTGGTAAAGGTAGGTACTTTGCAGTTTCTGTATAGTCTGCCGAAGAAAGTCCGCCTGCTGTGCTAGTACCAGTAGTTGTAGCTTGATCTCCTTTCATTGCAGTCTTTTCTGCCTCAGTAAATTGATGCTTTAAAAAGACTCTATCAATACCTTCACCATGTCTTTCATGATACAATTGGATAGCATCATCGATCAAATCATCAATCTGATCGTCGTCAACATTGATTTCCAGAACTGGTTTTCCAAGTTTTCTAAGAGCGTATTCTTTCAAACCGTCTTTACTATTGGGTTTTGCCACAACCTCTCCACGTTAGTTCTCCGAAGTATTTAGTTATATGAAAAAGTATTTTATTGATGAGATAGAAACCTTCGCTATCAATACCCCTGTAGACGCAACTGTAGAACTCATGGGATGGGAAGAGTTTCCTATAGTTTACATTGATAACTTCTATAAAAATCCAGACAAGGTAAGGAATCTAGCATTAAGAACACCAGGCACCAAAAATCCTAGAATACTGGGTGGAGTTCCTGGCGAGAGAATTGATATATCATTTAATCTGGAACACATATGGCCTATTTGGATTGAAATAGCAGAGAACGTATATGGACTAAAACAGGAAGAGAGAAAGGCATTTGAAATGTCATGTATGAATACCTCTTTTTCAGTCAATGTTACTCAGTCTAATCATAGAAGAAGGTTGCCACATATAGACTTACCAGATGTAAAAGACAGAGGATGGGCTGGTCTCGTATATCTTAACAAACCCAAAGAATGTAAGGGTGGCACTGGGTTTTATACATATAAAGGACAACAAGTTAATCCTAGACAAGAAGGTATTTGGGGTAACAAAAAAGAAGATTGGTGGGAACAACCACCAGATGAACACTTTGTTACTGATGATGTAGGGCCATGGGCAAAAATGCATCTTGCGGAAATGAAATATAATCGAATGATAATG